AATAATAACAATGATAATCATGATACTAATGATAATAACAATAATGATAATGATAATGATAATGATGATAATGAATACGACGGTTATCAATTTTCAGAAGAAGAAGAAGAAGAAGAAGAAGAAGAAGAAGAAGAATATAATGATTATCAAGATGATGATTATCTATTTTTAAAAGAAGAAAAAGAAAAACACGATCAAAATATTGATGAAAATATTGATCTATGTTTTGATATAATTAATTTTATTAATTTAAAAAATAATTATAGAACTATTCATAAAAAATATTATAATTTGATAGCCGTTAACCAGTCTCTAGTAAAACGCAATAAAGAACTTGTAAAATCATTAAAAAAAAATAAAAAAAATACTTGGTATCGTCGTCTTAGAAATTTAAATTAGTTATAAAATTCGCACGCATTTACATTTGATAATTTACATATACCATATGTTTTTCTATGCCAAGGACTAATTCCAAAATTTTTTATTCCAGCAATATGGTTAGATGTACCATATCCTTTATTATTTTTTAAATCATAATATTCAATTAATTTAGGATATTTGTTACATATATCATATATATAATTATCCCGTTCTACTTTAGCTAAAATTGAAGCAGCCGCAATTGAGCAATATTTCCCATCTCCCTTTTCTATTGTTATATAATCAACAGAATCAAATATATCTGTTTTATTGTTATATTTAGTATATGGATTGAATATATTACCATCTACTAAAATATAATAATTTTTAAAATTATTATCATCTTTTATTATATTATCGATACAATTATGCATTGATTTAAATGTAGCATTTTTTATATTTATATTATCTATTATATTTTCACTTTTATAACTTATACTATAATTAATACAATTTGATTTTATATAGTTATAAACTTCCAGTATTTTTTTTTTTGATGTAAATTTTTTACTATCTTTTAATAATGTAAAATCAAAATTTTCTTTAGGTAAAATAACTGCTGCACTATATACGCGACCAAACATTGGTCCTTTACCCGCTTCATCTATTCCTATCTCTAATATATCGCTATTTTTATCAAAATATGATATTTCTAAACAATTATTTTTAGACATTTATTAAATCTAATATTTTTTTAAATATTAATATTTTTAAATAGAAATAATATATATATATGAAATTCAATTTTAAGAAAAATATAATTGTTATTATTTTATTGATAATTCTAATATTTACAGGTGCATGTTTGTACGATAATAAAGAAAATTTCCAAGGTTCTTCAATTAGTCATAGATTGGATAATTTATTTTTTGATGCCGGAAAGAATAATCTTATTATTCCAAATTTATTTGAAGATACTCAACAAAAATATGCTATTGCATTTACTAACAATAATAATGACTATATACTGACAAACAATAACATAAAATATTTAAATAAAGACCCCACAAGAGGCAGTTCTTATAATTTTTCAACTGAAACTGAATATATTGCAAATTATTTTCCTGCTGATTGTAATTGTTATGCTAAAGTTAGTGCTATTGAAACTGTTAGTGCTAGTAGTAGTGAAATTACGAGCTTTGAGATAAAAAAAATCAATACTAGTTTAAATGACTGTTCTGGTGTATTGTATTTTGATTTATCAGTAAACCCTGCTACTAGTCCTACACATAATACTGATATCATATTTTTTAATAAAAATAATAGTTCATTTACTTATACAACGGTTGATCATCCGTCTACTGCTATTGGTACTATAACATTAGTTGATACACTTGTACCATCATCACTATCTATTAATGCTGCTTCAAGTATTAATTTTGAGACAATCACTAACTTCAATACAAATTATTACAATTATCTCAATATTGGGTTAAAATATGTTAATGATGATGGTGGTAAATTATATTTATTCAATGGAAATAGTTCTACCGGAATAAAAGTAAATAATTTAAATTTAGCTTTACATGCAAATGCTAATAGACAACTTCCTTTTGTCGTTAATGGAACTGTAAGGCTAAGTTTAGGCGATAATGATATTGAACATAATATGGGTATATCTAATACACCCTCTACATCAGTTAACAATGGACTTGAAAGCGGTGTCTATATATCTGGAAATACAAATTCAAATATAGATGCTAATTCAAATAATGTTGGAAGTAATTCTAATAATGTCTATAATTATCCTGATAAATTAAATGTGGAATTTGAAAATTCTTTAGGTAAATTATTGAATAATAAAAGATTAAGTCAAATAAATGGATCTAATCATATAAGAGATCATTATGTTAATGGTTATATTGCTGATGGAGATGAAAGGCTACTAACTAATAAAAATACAAATAATGATTTATGGTTTGAATCAGCAATGAATTCAAAAGATAATCCTATTGTAAATGGTAATAATATGAATAATGTAAATGATTTATTAAGATCAAATTGTTCAGATACTTTAAATAATAATAATAGTTTGAATAAAAATATAAATGATAGTGGTTCAGATATAAATGAATCTTGCAAAAATAATAATTGTTGTAGTAAAATTAATTGTAGAGAAAATGGAACAGATAAAAATAATAGAGAATTAAAACATATTCACAAACATTCTCATAAAAAAAATAACGAATATAAAGGCGAACAAGATAATGAAAATGAAATAGATCATGAAAATGGTTCAGGAAATGGTGGTTCTGGAAATGGTGGTTCAGGAAATGGTGGTTCTGGAAATGATGGTTCTGGAAATGGTGGTTCTGGAAATGGTGGCTCTGGAAATGGTGGCTCTGGAAATGGTGGCTCTGGAAATGGTGGTTCTGGAAATGGTGGCTCTGGAAATGGTGGCTCTGGAAATGGTGGCTCTGGAAATGGTGGCGTATTTAATAACGGACGTGTTGGTTACAATAAAAATAAAGCAGGAAATTTAGATTCTAATTCACAAGTTAACAATAACAATAGAATGAATGTGAATAATAATGGATATTTTAATTATAATAACGTCGATTCAATGACTAATGTTAGACCATTAGTTTCTGATTTTTCTAAATTTTAAAAAATACATTAATATTTATAGATATATATTTATACAAATATTAATGACTATTATTAAACATATTAGTTATGTACTAAATTATAAATTTGTTTTTTAAAACAGAAATATTTTACAAATATTTCTCTAGTATTATTTATTTTATTAATAACAATGTTTTTATTTTTTTCATCATTTATAAAATTAATATAATTGTTTATATTATTTATAGTTTTTTCAAGTGAATCATTATGAATATCAATATAAAAAATATTATTGTTAAAAAATTTTTCTAAAAATAAATTTTTATCTGCAATTATTGGAACTCCAGCTACTATACATTCAAATGTTCTCATAGATATTATATCAGAATTTTTATGTTCTTTATTATGTAATACTAGACCTATTCCTGATTCTTTTATTTTATTTAAAATAGAAAAATTATCAAAAGCAATTTCTCCGTAATAATTGTCATATAAATCAAAAATATTTATGTTAATATTAAAAATTTCATATAATTTTTTCTTACCATAAATATTTATTAAATTTTCTCTATCAAGATAAAATATTAGCTTTAGTTTTTTATTATTTATTAAATTTAATTTATTTAAATAAGATAAAATTTCATATTTATTATTAAAATTATTAAAATTATTTATTTTTTTATTTTTAATCTCTTCTATAATTTCCCAATTTGTACCAATATAAAATAATTTATTATTATTTTTATAATCAATATTTAAAAATAAAGAACTTGATAATGATGTTGTTAAATAATGTTTAATATTTATATTATTTATATTACTTTTTATATATAAATCTATTTTATCAGAATAAGATGATAAAAAATTTTTAAAATATTTTTTTATATTATATATAGCATTATTTTGTTGTAAAAATAATATAGGATTCCACAATGTCATATTACATTTATGAATTTTACTATAAAAATTAAATACATGATGAATATATAGAATATTTAAAATTTTTTCTTTAGGTATATTATCTACATTTATATTCTTATAAATACAATTATTAATTACATTTCCATTTGAATCAAGAATTAAATAATTTAAATTATTTTCTTTAATTGCATATATTAATCTAATTATTAATTGTTTTTCAGCATTCTGAACATGTGGAAAATTATCTAATATACAAATATATTTTGGAAATAATTTAACTTTCAAATTTTCTCTATTTTTTTCATTTATTTCTTTAATAAACTTATTTCTCTCTAAATAATTAATTTTATTTTTTAAATTTTCATTAATGCTTTCATACATTTCATTAATATTATTTAAATCATCATTTATAACTGGGAAAAAGCTAACAACATTGCCATATTTTTCAACTAAATCCATTTCTTCATTATTGCTCGGGTTTTCACTTAATATTTTGCAATTATAACTTAATAAATCATGAATTCTAAATAATTCTAATAATGCATTATTATAATAATGTAAATTAATTATTATTTTAGATTTTTTAATTAATTGTACTAACTCATCATTAAACACATTAGATACTATTACAATATTATAATCTAGATTATTAGACAAATTATATACTTTTAAAGCATCTAATATTTTTGTTCTTCGTTCATTTAAAGTTCCTATAAATAAAATAGTAATATTTTTTTCGTAATCTTCAATAATATTATTTAAAATATTAGCAACAAATTTTTTACAAATTAATTCTATATTTTCACTATTTTCAATATTTTCATCATATTTTATTAATGGACTTAATAATTTTACATTTTCTCTTAACTCTTCTGGATAACAGTTTATATTAACTTTACTATAATCAAATAATGCATAACATTTTTTCATAATATTTATTACATTACTTGATAATTGATTATAAACAAAATTATTTTGATTTATTTGTTCAATTTGATATATTATAATTTTATTTATTAATTTATCAGATAAATTAATATTATTTATATTTTCTATATGATTTATACCTATTAAAAATATATAAGTATTATTTTCATGTAAATAATTTAGTATATGTGTTTCTAATTTATTATTAACTATTAACAAAGTTTTTATATTCAAATTATTAAAATATTCTAGTAAATTATTAGCACAAAATAAAGTATAATTTGTTGTTAATAATATTATTTTTTTTATACTATAATCTTCAAAATTATTATTATTATTATTATTATTATTATTATTATTATTATCATTATCATTATTATTAATATTATTATTATTATTATTATTATTATTATTATTATTATTATCATTATCATTATTATTAATATTATTATTATTATTAATATTAAATAAAAATTTTTTATTAGGATTAGTGTTGTATGTTTTTCTAAACATAATATTATTTTCTTTTCTGATTGATCCTAAATTAAACATAAATTTATAATATATATATATATATTTGATATATTTTCATAAATCATAATTTAACACATGTATATTATATATTTTATTCTTAATCAATAAATAAATCTGTACTATTAAATATTTCTTTTTTAATACTTTTAGAAATGTTTATTGATAATTCCTCACGCTTTTTTCTTGTTATTTTGTTGTTATTTGTTGTTATATTACTATCACATGTATTAACTGATGTATTTGATGAACTTGATGAATTTGATGATATTGATGAATTATATAATTTTTTTTTTGCATAACTATTTCTTGAATTCATATCTATATCTATTTCTTTATAATTATTATCTATATATTCTATTACTTTGTTTTCTAATGCCCATTTAAAAAAATTTAACTGACCAACTGTTGTTAATACTAAAGTATCATCTTTTATATTTACACTTATTCTATCCCATCTACAAAAAGGATCAAATCTTCTTTTAGAATAACTTTTTAATTGAAGTTTATAATTATCATAGACTTTAAATCTTTTATTATCTACTATATAAACTATATAATTGTTTTTACAATAGTTTGTCACAAACCAATCTACTATTCTTAAAGATATACTCGTTTCTCCATTTATAATTTTCAACATTTTATCTAAATTATTGTCAATATTGTAAAAATCTTTTAATTTATTTAATATTAAATCATTTTGTGTTGGATAATTCATAATATATTTTATTTTTTGTTTTATATTTAAATCAAAAAAATATTAATAAATAATATATTATTTATTAATATTATATATATTAATATTATATATGATAAAAAATTATAGAGGAATTTCCAAAAAACATAAACCTGCAAAAAATCATCAAACTGCAAAAAATAATGAAACTGCAAAACATGAGAGACTAAAACTTCATGATTATTTTAATAATGTTATGAAACATAATCTACCAACTAGACATTATAGATCTTCTAGTGCTGTTAGAAAAAAAGGAGGCACTTTCGATGAAAAATCAGCTGCTAAAAAATTACAAGCTTCTACGCGTAGAAAACAAACTAGTAAACATGTAAATAGATTACTACTTTATAAAAAATTATTACCTCTTGAAATACAAGGTATTATAGACCAACATACTGGTTCTGTTGAGTTTGCAAGAGAGTATTTTATTAAAGCTATTGTAAATGAAGATGTTGGAGCGGTAAGATATTTAATTAATAAAAGGGGTATCAATGTAAATGTAATAGATAAATATTTAGGAGTTACACCACTTATTGCTGCATTAACTGATGAAAAAGATAATGATGATAAAGAAAAGTTGTATAATATTGTTAAATTATTATTAGACGCTAAGGCGTATATACATGCTACTGATATTGATGAAAATTCTGTATTACATTTAGCAAATGATCTTAAAATAGCAAAATTATTAATAACAAATGGCGCGAAGATAGAGTCTAAAAATATAGATGGTGATACTCCGTTATTTATGGCATATAATGTAACTGTAGCAAATTTATTAATAAACCATAACGCTAATATACATGCTACTAATAATTATAATGAAACCCCTATTTTCGGTTTAATTAAATACAATCATAGTTTAGATAGTATTCGTTTATTAATAAAGATGGGGGCAAAATTAGATCATCAAAATAGTATGGGGGAAACACTATTACATTTAATAACTAAAAAAAATCTAAAATTAAATTATAATCTAGAATTAGCAAAATATTTGATTACTGTTGGATTTAATAAATATGGTCATCAAATTCTAAATATAGAAAATAATAGGTATGAGAAATTAACACCTTATATTATATTTGAAAACAATAATAATTTAGAAATATTGGAACATATAAAAACAGTGACTGAGCAAATAGATAAAAAACCAATAAAAAGTTCAAATATAAATTCAAGTAAAAGTTCAAGTAAAAGTTCAAGTAAACGTTCAAATAAAAGTTCAAATAATAGTTCAAATAAAAGTTCAAATAAAAGTTCAGCTAAATATTCAGTAGTGCCTAGTATTAATTAAAACAATTGATAGAAATAAAATTTAAAAAAATATAAATCCCTATTTTTTCACTTTTTATTTTTGTTATCATAATACATAAGTATATATATATACAAAAAAAAGTGAAAAAAAAAAGTTAAAAAAAGATTCTCAAATTTTTTGATTATGGACATTTATAAATGTCCTATTTTAGATTCTGTAAAATACTTTTGAAAAATAAATTTATTTTTTGTTTTTTTAAGAATTAGTTTTTTCTTACGATAGTTGGTTTATAAAAATCAACGTAAAAAAATGTAAAAAAATAATTTTTAAATTTTCAAATTTTCAAAATTGGACATTTATTGGTATTTTTTAAAAAATGGGACAAAAAGTAACATTATGTATTATCATATTAAAATATATTATCAACTTATAATAATTTAGATGATAATTTGAAAATTTGGGTAAAACTGGACTAAAAAGTGACAGATTATATTTATTATGTATTATAATAACAAATCAGTATGCGAATTTTAAATTTTTTAACTAGATAATTTTAAAATTTTGAAAAATGGGCAAAAAAGTGTCGGATATCATTAATAATACGGTTATTATGCTATTACATTAAATTATAACGACGCATATGTATTAATATATATATTGTATGATATATATATTAACACCATATTAAAATGGGCAAAAAGTGTAGTAAAAGTGCCGATTTAATTTTTATAAATTTAAATTTAAATAATTATTATTAATATATATAATGGATCTTAATAAATACACATGTACATTGTGTAATTATACCACCAATCATAAATCTCATTATGATAAACATTTACAAACAAAAAAACATAAAAAAAATGAAAACACAAATCAAATAGATATATTTAAATGTGAATTATGTAATGTTCAATATTCAAAAAAATATTATTTTGATAGACATTTGAATTCAATTAAACATATAAAGAATTCAAATGCAAATCATAATTGCATATGTGGTGAAATATTTAGCAGTTTGAAGTTATTAGATAGACATAAATTAATATGTGTTTCACATTACAAAATGGTTAATATTAATAGTGATGATAATAAATTACTTAATATCATTGAAAAGCAACAAAATATGATAGTTGAACAGCACCAACAAATAACAGTTCAAAGCATACATATTAATGATCAAAACAAACAGATTACATATCAAAACAAACAAATAAAAGAGCAAAATAATCAGATTACAGATCAAAACAAACAAATAACAATGCAAATTAATCAGATTACAGATCAAACTAAACAAATGACAGAAATTATACCCAAATTAGGAAACACTCAAAATAATAATTTTAATATAAATGTATTTTTAAATGAAGATTGCAAAAATGCATTAAATATGAGCGATTTTTTAAAATCTATTACAATTTCGTTAGAACAATTAGATTTTACTAAAAATTATGGATTAGAAAAGGGTATAACAAAAGTTATAACAGATAACATAAACAAATTAAGTTTGACTGAACGACCAATTCATTGTACAGATACGAAACGTGAAACATTATATATAAAAGATAATAATGTTTGGGAAAAAGACAAAGATAAATCAAAAATAAAAGAAGCAATACAAAAAACTTCAAATAAAAATTACAATGCTGTAAGTAATTGGGCGAAGGAAAATCCAGATTTTATGGATAACGAGAATAAACAAGAATATTATACAAAAGCAATAACAACTATTGGTAAATCAATAGAAAGTATAGATAAAAAAATAATAAAAACTTTATGCAAAGAAAATTATATTAAAGAATAAAAAAAATTATTATAAAAAAAATTATTATAAAATGTGTTTTTTTTATAATAATTTTTTTTACGATATTGTAAATATTATATAAAATACGATATATTATGAAAAATATTATAGAGAAGATGATGATATCTATAAAATTATAGATAATATAACTAAAGATTCTTTATTTTTAGTTAATGAAAATAAAGAACTAATATTAATTGAAAATAATGATGATTATATATTGATTGATAAATTTTCAAATATCAATTATAACAGCGACTATTTAACCGAAAGCGATGATTATGTTTATATAGACTAATTATTAGTTTAAAAATTTAAAGATAATTATATTTTTTTATATTATTTCTATGTAAATTTTGTTTAACTTTTTTTTGTGTTTCGATATACGTCATGTATTTATATATATGATTAAAATTATTATTTTGTACAAATTTTCTTGCAATAGTAAAATAGTATCTTTTGATAATACGCATAATTTATATAATTTTATTTAGTATAATATTATTTAATTTTAATTAATTTTATTTAATATTATTTAATTTTATTTAATTTTTGCCACCTCTTAGTCGCAAAACTAAATGGAGCGTGCTTTCCTTCTGAATATTGTAATCAGAAAGAGTTCTTCCATCCTCTAATTGCTTACCTGCGAAGATTAGACGCTGTTGATCGGGTGGTATACCTTCTTTATCTTGAATTTTTGATTTGATATTTTCTATAGAATCACTTGGTTCGACCTCTAATGTGACTGTTTTACCTGTAAGTGTCTTAACGAAAATCTGCATTATATATATATATAAACAAAAAATAATTTTATATTATTTTTTGTTTATATTTTTTTTAGTTTTTAGTCAAATCGCATGGTTTGTTGGCGACGAATTTGTGGCGGACTAGGTGATTGTGATAGTAGTGTTGTTTCTGCTTGAAATGAATGTTCTTCTTGGCGAGAGGCGTTTCTTTCTGGTGTAGTAAACGCGACATGTTCGCCAGATGCATGGCGTTTAGCAGCAGTTGCAGCCGACCTATATGCCGAATCTACGTTACCAGTAGTTTCTGAATAATAAAGCGCTTGATTATTGTTAATCCCGAGTTTATTGGCTTCTAGAATAGCGTCTTGATTTGCACCTAAGTAAAATAGTTTAATATTATAGTATTTTTCGGCATTAGCAATCATAAGTTTAATATTAGAATTATTATAGTTTCTGCTAGAATTTTCTAGTCCATCTGTTACTACATAAATGCTGCAATATTTATAAGCATTTGAATCTTCGATTTTCTTTTCCATAAAGTAATTAAGCGTATTACCAATTGCGTCAAAAAGTGCAGTTTGGCCACGTGGATAATATTGATGTTTTGCAAGTGGTTTTACATCATGCAGATCAATTTCTTTAACAAGCATGATTTCTTCATGATCGAATAGTTTAATTGACACTTTAACATTTACTCCTGATGTTGGGTTTGTTTTAAGTTCTTTAAATGTAGAATTAATCCCGCCGATAGTATCTTCTTCTTTTCCTGCCATTGATCCAGAACGATCTACGATAGCTACAACATGTTGAATTTCGGAAGTTACAGAGGTAGACATTATATTATATATTATACAATTTATATGTATTAAATTTTATAATCAATTTTTTTTTTTAAAGTTATAGTATTTATTTAAATGATTCAAATTATTATTTTAATTATCTACAATACCTTCGAGAAGCTTTTATTTGTACAAACTAATAATAATAAATTTATAAAAAAATTATTATTACTATTATTATTTTAAAATATTCCAGTTATTTATTGTAACAAATATTATATTTAAATAGGAACATTTCTAAATGTTACAGAGATTAGTCGCTCACGTATGGTTTTAATATTATCTACGATATCAAATTTTTTTGATAACATTTCATGGGTCCATATATATCTTGCATCTTTACTCATTATATATACCGAATTAGGTGCCACGTACAAATGTTCATCCTCGTTATTGTTCTTCTTAAATATCATAGTTGCACCGCTGCCTAATGTAAAACAGCCAATCACGCCACCATATTTTTTTACATCGGTATGTTTACCGATACCTTGTCCTGGTAAGTAATTATTAACTATACATTGGTTAAATACGTAATCGTGATTTATAATATCCAAATCTAAACATATAACCGTTAGTAAATTTTTTAACAGCATTAAACATTCGGGTATATCCTCGCATTTATCCTTAATATTATATGTTAGGTAATCATATTTATATCCATAATGTTGTACTAATCTACTATTTGCACTTTTAGTCAGCGTAACCCACTCAAATTTATCCAATTCAGTAATTATATTTTTAGCAGTCTTCTCTTTAATGTCATCTACATAATATAGTCCTGGGATTTTCAATTCTTCTACATCAACAAAATCATTATCATTATCATTATCATTATCATTATCATTATCATTATCATTATCATTATCGCTCATAATTTATACTATACTATTTATATGTATTAAATTTAAAAAATCAATTTTTTTTTATTTTTAAAGTTATAGTATATATTTAAATGATTCAAATTATTATTTTAATTATGTACAATACCTTCGAGAAGGTTTTATTTGTACATACATAAATATATATATTTAAAATCTTAAATTTTTTTAATTAAAATTTTAGATAATTTAAATTTTACACTGTTTTGATTTCTTTTTTTAATATTACATTTATAACATGAAATGACAGTGTTATTATTTGTATGAATATCTGAATTATTTAATCTATCAAGAGTAAACTGATTATCATCTCTAATGAATTTGTAAATAACAAATATTTTATTTGAACAGTAGTAACAGGATAATTTAGATGCTACAAGTTTTTCAATAATATCATCAAATGAAATCAAATTAATATTATTATAATCATCATGAATAAATTTTTTTTTGTCTTGTGATTTATATCCATTAATTTTTTTTTTAATTTCTTTATAAAATAAATCGTTGTATTGAAAAGAAATATCAGAATAAATATAATTGATACATTTTATTTGAAAATCATGTTCAAATAATAAGGGATTTAAATTGTTAAAATTTTGATTAGTTATCAATTTTTTTTGAATATTGATAATTTTACTAGACATAATAATATATATAAATAAATAATACAAACTATTAAAACAATATAACTCATTATAACTAGATGTATTTTTTAAGTTTATATTGTTTTAATATTTGTTATTATTTTACTAGACATAATAATATATATAAATAAATAAATAATAACAACTATTAAAACAATATAAACTTAAAAATACATGTAGTATAATGGTTGATTTATCAAATAATAGTGACAATAATATAATTGGAACAACATCAATAAAAACAAGAAAACGCGATAGTAAAAAAAGCTCATCTAATGATAGTTGTCATGAATTAAAGTCTATAGCTTATAAAACAATGTTATTAAATGGTGTAAATATACTAGACGATAAAATAGACATGTCAAAAAATGTAATAACAGATTATTTAAAGAAAGAAATTCAAGCAAATAAAGATGAAAACTGGCCGAAATTAGACAAGACTCAAAAGATTAAAAAAATGGTAGTTTATATAGAAACATTATTAAAATCGGAGAATAATTTATCAGAAAAAGAAATAACCGGTATAATACAATATTTAACAAATTGTTTAGATAAAAAATTTTTATGTAAAGCTAAAGATGTAGTATATAATAAAGAAACAAAATTAATAACAAATATACCAAATTTATTATTTAATAAAGATACAAGAGAATTATTATTAACAAGAAATGATAAACATGTTTCAACCGTAAAATCATTAGCGCCAAAAAAAAATAAAACTATAAAAAGTTAAATTGAATAATTATATAAGTTTTATATCTTTAATATATTACATAAATATATTAAACATATATAAATAAATAAATATAACATACAGAATATTAATATGCGTTATAAATATATTAGTTCTTATTTGAGGTATTTATTAAATAAATATTTAAATAATAATTCTGAAAATAAAAATACAAGTTTATATTTAAAATTAATAAAAGATGGATTAAATTCATTATGTGATTATAATGAAAAAAATATATTACAAATAATGTACAATGATTTGTATGAAGATAGTTATTATAATTGTCTAGAATATTTATATGTAAATTATATAGAATCCGAATGTTTGAATTTAAATAATAAACAAGAAGAGATAATTTTAATAGAAAATATAAGTAAAGTATGTTTAAAATTATTTTACAAATTTATACTACCTAAACGATCATATAAAGATACATTTGTACGAAAATATGTTTTAAAGGATAAAAAATTAAGGAGCAATTATATAAACAAAATATCAATAAAAATAACACATTTAAAATCAATAAAACAACCAGAACAAAGATCGGACGAATGGTATAAATTTAGAAGTAGCGCGCTGACAGCATCAAATATATATAAAATATTTGTATCAGATTGTACACAAAAAGATTTAATTTTAGAAAAGTGTAAACCAATAAATATAAATAAATATAAAACAATAAATATACATTCACCATTACATTGGGGGCAAAAATATGAACCATTATCAACAATGTATTATGAATATATAAATAATACAAAAGTTGATGAATTTGGTTGTATAAAACATGATAAATATAGTTTTTTAGCAGCATCACCTGATGGTATAGTGTGTGATATGAGTTCAAATTTATACGGAAGGATGTTGGAAATAAAGAATGTAGTATCTAGAATAATAACAGGTATTCCAAAATTTGAATATTGGATTCAAATGCAGTTACAAATGGAAGTTTGTAATTTAAATGAATGTGATTTTTTAGAAACAAAATTTATAGAATATGAAAATTATGAAAAATATGTAGAAGATTATTTACAAGATATAAATAACGAAAAATATAAAGGAGTGTTTGCTTATTTTGAAAATGAAAATAATGCACCTGTTTATGAATATAATAAATTCAATAGTAATTTAGACGAACAAGATATTTGGAAAAAAGATATTTTGAATAAAACCGATGATATAAAATACAGATTTATAAAATTTATTTACTACAAATTAGATTATATAAGTTGTATATTAGTTTTAAGAAATAAATTATGGTTTAATAATATATTACCAAATATTGAACATTTTTGGAATATTATAGTATATGAAAAAGAAACGGGGATATATAAAGAACGTGAAAAGAAAAAATATAAATGTTTAATAGATAATAGTGTGTTAAATGATTAAAAAAATATGAATATAAAAAAAAATTAAAAAAAACCTATAAAAAATTTGTATATGATATATACATTGAATATTAATTTATTTATTAGGTTTTTTTATTATACTTGATATATATTACATTATATTACATTATATTATATTATATTATATTATATTATAATATAATTATGAAAACAATGAAAAAAAAACCTAATAAAAAAATTAAAAGAAAAATAGAAACAATATTTTCAAATGCTTTAAGAAGTGTAAAAAAAAGAAGTTATGCTATAAAACCAAATAAACAAAAATTGTTAAAAAAATTATATTTAAAAAATTTAATGGAATTAGATAATTATCATAATAATTATCCTAAGCAATATAATAAATTATTGAAATGTAAAACGGTAAAAAAATTTATTAATGGTAAAAAATCTAGACAATATGTTGTTGAACAGGTTTGTAGAATTTAAATATTTACCATTGAAATTTTATAGTTATATTATTGTTATTATAAAATACAACATGATGGTCAATTCCTTGAAGTGAAATTATAGTTTGATTTTCTTCGTCCACTGGTAAATAACCAGATTCATAGTCTGTTAATTCATCTAACCACAATTTTATGAATTCATTAGGATAACCTAATCCTCTAAAATTTGCTTTAAAATCATTTTTATCAAATTTATGAAAAACCTTTCTATAACCATAATTAGATGATCGTTTAATAATAGAAACAATAGAGTCAAAATATTTATCTGTCAAAAATAAAAATTTTTGATGTTTTATATTTTCGCGTCTATTAATATTTTCTAGCTTTTTTTCTAATTTTAATTTATGTTTTCTACTAGATAATTCTATCATGTCTTCTGCAAATGTCATATTTATTTAAAATATTATAATTATTAATAAATTATTTTTAAGTTTTTTTTTATATTTTAATTTTTAGTATAATTATAATTGTTCACCATTCAAAAACAACCAATAGAATAGAATAATAATATTATAGAGATAAAAAAATAATTGTTTTTATTTTTATTAAATAATTATTTTTTTTCTACAAATAAGAGCTCCAACACACATATTACAACACGCCATATGTTTATCATGTCTCGTGATATTATCTGATTTTGATAGTGGACTTACATCCTGTTGTAGGACCTGTTACCTTCAGTGCGCTGCAAAATGGTCTTGATCAGGAGGTGATCAGAAATATCAGCATGTATATCAGGCACCGTTTTGATAAAGCTGGGATCAATCACACATTCATAGGGAGACATCTCACTGGAAGGAGTAACCATAATAACGTGGTCGACCGTACCGTCTTCATTTGTCGGTTCATCGCCACTGACTCGTCTCGCTCGTAGCTGTCCTCCCAACTTCAAATTGTTGATCAGCCCATCAAGCGAGGCATGTGCTGGGACCCATGGTTTTGTGTAACGACTTGGTTCGCGATCCATACCACTTGGGGCCTCACCAATCACGTCACATGTCGTTTGCTCTGGGAGAGAATGATTCAAATCACCCACTAAGATGACCGTGCTACATTTACCATCGCTACTGCCACACAAGTCGGTCAAGAACAAAGACTCCATCGATGCGCCAAAGAAGGTTATTGCGTCATCTCGCTTGCCAAGTAGAGCTGCAATAATACATGTCAGTTTTAACTGCTGACCCCGTCTGACGATCCCGCCGTCTGAGTTCTCGAAAGTCATGTGTGTATTTACAATGCCCAACGAACCCCATCGTCCCCACAGCATACCCATAAGGACCATATCAACAGGACCACCTTTTCGCTCGTATGCGATGAAGCCGCTCTCATCTGGTGGTTGCGATGCACTCAGAAACAGTCCACTGTCCAACCAGATAGGAGGCCAAGACCACGGAACACTCATTGAGAGGGCGCGGACACCGCTCGTGGACCAGGGCATCGCTCCTGAACTCCGCAAGGTAGATGCGAGTTCCAGTTTTGGGTCCCACACTACTCGACCCATAAATGGTAGCCACATGGTTACCCAGGACTGAAATATTACCACAATCAATACTAAGGTCTTGGGGACGCGGTTCCAAAGAGGCTCATGAGCTCCAGCGTACCCTATCGAGAGGAGTACCGCTTCGAACTTCGACCAAATATAGACTAATATCCAAAGGAATCCAGTGCGGAATGCCCATGCCTCCTGTGCGGCCACAATGACCAGTGATTTGTCACCTGCAGCAATAACAGTGTCATGGGCCGCTTGACTGAGATTAGCGGCACATCGCGTTTTGCGACCAAGTGGCCACGCGGCGATCGGGATCGGAATCAGCCATAGGTTATGGGAAATGATCCCGACTTTGTTGGGTAGCCCCGTATCAGAGTCCGCCAACGAGCGGCGCGCAATCGGTCGGGACTGCATCTCTCTGGAATTCTGCGTCTTTGGTGGTTTTAACGTAGGATGGGATACTGGGGTTCTTATTTTGTTCCAGATTCTATATGAATCTATAATAAACCAGAGGGTCTTTTTGGTTTTCAGTTGCCACAAAATCCAAGATTTTAGGAAAACTGCGAAAAATGGAGGGGTCTTTATACCTGAAAACCCCTGTTTTTGATCTGCATATTTATGATATGTAATTTCTTTTGCTTTAGTTATTGAATTATAGTATAATTCTTTTGCAAAACTACATGTATTTTTCTTGTTATCAAATATAAATGACATACCTAGACTATAGCTTTGTGTTAGTTGTTAAAAATTAACACAAACAAATTAATTCAATTTTTTGTACAAATAATCAAAAGAATATAATAATAATATTATAGAGATAAAAAAGATGAAAAAAATAATAAAAATATTTATTTTATAACAAATATTTTTATTAAATAATTATTAAATTATGAATAATATGAATTAATTAATAATTGTAATTATTATTATTATTATTGTTATTGTTATTGTTATCGTTATTTATGGCGCAATTATCTTTAAAGCATAATAAATCATCCCCACCCATGTATCCATGATTGTAACAATATATACTGGCTTTATTGAAATCACTAGAAACAGTTATTGTAATATCGCCATGATAGAAATTATGGTTATGAACAGAATTATCAGGGTATGTTATATCTTTTGTAAGTAATTTATCTGCATCGCCTGTATATGAAATGTTATTAGATATGCCAGTATTCATAATAGCAATAGCATGTCCTTCGGGTATATTAGTTAATGTGTATGTTCCAACATTTAATCCATATTTTCTGTTAGAATAATAAACACTATCATTATTTAATACATATTTATTACCATTAGATTGGACAATATTAACAGTTGATGTTTCATTTAAACAAATAGTTGTATTTGGGTTATAATTATAAGATGTATTACCTGTTCCGGTATCATTAAAATTAGTGAAATGCACCGGTTTGATAATATTTTGATTTCCTGTATAATAAAATATGGTGGAACCTGCGTATGGTGGAGATATAATTTTGTCGAGTTTTGTTTCATTTGGGTGATCAATAGAATGTTCTAATAAATTAAATTGATTTCTGAAAATATCAACATGACCAGCGTAGTCACTTCTTTTTTGTGATTCTGGTGTTCCAATATAAAGTTTAATTTTTTTATCAGATGGACAATCTGGTAATTGATTGACTGTTAATAATTTACACCATTTATCAACTTTTAATTGATAAGTTTTAGATTTGCCAAGAAATTCTAATTTGGCACATGATATATCGTTGATATCTACATATTCATGAACAAATACACATGAGCTAACATCATCGGATGAATAAGCGGGATCAATAACAATTCTCTCGGTTAAATTTGAAATATCATTGTAGTAATTATCTAATTTAATAGAGAAACTGCCCATATGAGGAGCATTAGAATCGTTATATTTGTTATTAAAAACGCGACCAGTGTTCATGTTATTTTCATCAAATTCATCAATTTTATAACCGGAGAACCAATAATATAAGCATCCATCTTCAAGTTTAAAAGCAAAATTTTGATATAATCTATTAGTTATGGCGGGTTTAGGTTTAGTAACAGATTTAGTAAATTTATTTTTAACAACATCTCTAATTTGGGCAATAGTTTTAGTTCCGTTATTAGTGGTTTCATTCCATTTATCATTTAATTTTTCTTCAAAAACAGTATCAACTTCGGATAAACTGGTAATAACTTCTCCATCGAATTTGATAACAGGTCTTTCACTAACAGGTAATGCGAAAGCTTTTTTGACAATTTTTTTGGCGAATTTATTTCCAAAGGAATTTTTAAATTTATCTTTTAATTCGTCAACATTATCAATAGCTTCAACTTTTGCTTCGGCTTTTTCGCCTTCTTGTTCATCCAATTTAGCAATAGTTTCAGGGCTGGAAACAAGTTTGAAATCCACAATAATAGACCCTAAATTGATACTATTAATAATAATATCATCTATTGATAATCCGTACATTTCAGCGATAATTTCAGCAGCACTAGTATATTGGTCTTCGAGTGGTAAATTAATGAATACGTTAATAGTGTCACCATCAACATCAAATGATACACTAGCAGATACTAATTCAACGGATGAAGGAATAGATTGTAACGATAAAGAAGTAGATTTTGGATGTGATAAAGCAGTAGGTATATCAATTAGACCCAAACTTATATCATGTGACTTTATATTATTAATACGATATTTGAGGTAATATTTGTAATTTAATTCAATATCTGGGTCATCGCTAACGCCTTCAAAATTATCAATAATTTTAGCACAATAAGTTTGTTTTGAACCACCAACAGCAGTATCAATGCCTAAATCAAATTCATTAACAACAATAGTGTCGATAGCATATGATGCATTGGGATCAAAAACAGCCCCGTCAATGGTAGCCATATTATGACTTACTAATGAACGAACAATTTGCAAATCAAATTTTTCATCGAATCCAATACCAACAAAATAATTGAATTTAATATTAAGAAGAACAGATTTAACTATTTTTTCACCCTGGCATTTGATAATTTCAAAAAACGAATTAGACAAATCAACATAATTTGATTCAACAATAGGAGTTGAATATTTAGACATTAATTTGCTTTTGAATAATCTTAATGCTGAACCGGTTAGATTAATATTAGACTCATCATAAGGAGTATCAACAAAGGTATTGGTGGTTGATGGAATATAATTAGGAGAAATATCATTCCATTCTAATGTAGTAAAGTTTCTAACATAACGTAAAGAGACAGTATCAAAATTAACAGTATATTCTCCACTGCTAAATACCTTTTTATTAGATAAAACATTATTTAATCCACCGGTTTTTAACATTAATCTTCCACCATTATCAGGAGTATATGTCAAAACATATCCTTCATTGCCCCAATTAGGTATATTAGGGAATTGCACTAAAGATGCGTCGCTTGTAATGATTAAATTATTACTAATTTCAGTATCTTTAGATACATGTAAAGTATCATGTAAAGTAGTTTTATTTAAAACATTAAAGGATGCATCCAACGTAGTTGCGTTATGAACGTATAAAGTGTTAAATAAAGTAGTAGCATCAGATACTTTTAAGGTAGCATTGCAAGATAAATCATCAATTAAAACGGTGAAATCAGAAACATTCAATGTGCTATTTAAGGTTGTGGCATTTAATACATTTAAAACAGGTACAAGATTACCAGATATTTCGGTAGCATTTTTAACATTTAATCCTTGTTTTAAAGTAGTAGCATCAGTAACCGTCAATGTATTTTTAAAATAAGTAGAATCTTTAACATTTAATGTGTTGCCCATGAATGTATCTGAGTTAACGTATAAAGTGTCATTAATAGTAGAAGCATTTAATACATATAAAGTATCAGATGATGTTTTATAATTAGGAACATAAGCACCAGCGGAAGTTAATTGAAACATATGTTCATGGAAAACGTCAACACCTAAATTATTTTTGTTAACAGATGAGCCAAAATTACCATTATTATTATCATCATTTTTTATGAATATTTTAGATAATAAAGATTTGTTAAAGTCTGATGGTATAGTGAATTCAATATAAGCTAATCCGTTAACAGACGAATGAGAACTGGAACCAGACGCTACTTCATTATAATTTAATTCTGATAAATTAGAAATATAGTTACTACCAACAGCAGGTAATACATCATTTTGTGACAATAAATTAATACCATCTGTTAACAATGAAGAATCATAATAGAATCTGTAAGTTTTATTACTTACTAATGTAATATTATTGGGGTCAATAAGAGTATCATTAGTAACATTATAAATATTAAATATTAAATTTTCTTGTTTAATCAAAAATAAAACATTACCAGATTCAATAGTATATTCAGATGTATCAATAACATTTTGATAATATGTAGCGGGCTTATATAACATAGACGCAAAATTAGTAGACCCAATAGTTAATCCAGATTCAACAAGATCTGATCGCGAATTTGAATATGCACCAATAGTCAATGCAACGTCCTCTATATCTATATCATTAGAATCAACGGCTGTATTTTCGCCAGTGACATGTAATGACCCAGCGATAGATAGCAACCCAGTATTATCACCGTGAGCGGCGGGATCAATATACATTACTGCCGGTCCTTTAATATGTCCACCAATAGTCATATTACCATTTAAGCTTAAATCGTTTTCCATAACAACAACACTATTTACCGTAGTAGCGCTATTAACAGTTAAAGTATCAAGTAAGGTAGTTGATAAAGATACATTTAAAGAGTTTTTTAAAGCTGTATCTCCCATAACTTTTAAAGTGTTATTTAATGATGTATCATTTTGAACATTCAAAGTATTATTCAATGTAGTAGAATCAGTAACAAGCAATGTATTACTTAAATTTGTTTGTAACTCAGTAGTTAATTCGCCTAATATTTCTGTATCTAAAGCAACCTCAATATCAGAATTTAATTCTGTGGTACCAATTGTAGTTAACTTATCATATAAAGTAGTAGCATCACCGACTAACAATTTAGAATTTAAAGACGTATCATTAATAACATTTAATGTATATTGTAATGTAGTATTAGAAAAATCAATTAATATATTATTTAAAGTAGTTTTATCTAAAATATCTAAATTACCGCTACACTCAATATCATTATTAAATGTGGCTTTATTTTCAACATATAAAGTATTGTTTAACGTAGTTGCACTTGTAACTACTAATATATTTTCCAATGATGTAGCACCAGAGACATTTAATGTATTATTTAATATGGTAGCATCAGTAACATTTAATGTGTTAGTTATAGTAGTTTGGCCACTGATATCAACATTGGTTTCAAAAGTAGCATCATTTAAAACACTCAATATATCTTTGAGTGTAGTGGCACGTGTAACATCTAATGTTCCATTAATATTCGCAGCATTAGATATATCTAATACGTTGGCAACGTCAAGACCAACAGTATCTGTTTTAAGTAAATAATTTTCGGCACCATAAAGATTTAAATCATCCTTATTGTATTCAACGTCATTAACTCCTAAAGTGATATTAAGGTTTGGGTTATAGACTTCTAGAACAATGGTCATTTTATAATAATATATAATATTTAATTATATATTAATTTTAATATTTTGCTAAAAAATATTAAATTAATATTTTTTATGTTAAAAAATAAATTATATAAAATATTAAATTAGTAATGGGCCAAAATATAAGTATCAATAGAATAAATTATGAAAATATACAAAGATCTATAAAAAATCAGGATGATAATAATTTAATATTAATAAATACATTAGAAACAACTAATCAAGAATGTTTAATATATAAAACCATAAATGTTAATGATGAAATAAATATAATAAATGGTTATTTAAAAAAAAATAATAAAACAATAAAAATAATAATTTATGGCATGAATAGTAGTGATGATAATGTAGTAAACAAATATAATCAATTATATAAATTAGGATTTGTAAATTTATATATATATATAGGAGGATTATTTGAATGGTTATTATTACAAGATATATATGGCGAAGAAGAGTTTCCTACAACTAATAAAATATTAGATATATTACAATATAAAGGTAATATGATAATAATATAAATGAAAATATATAATATTTTGGCTATATTATTAGTAAATAATATAGATAATTGTACTAGTTTTGTTTTTAACATAAAAAATAATTTATATTCAAAAAATAATTTATATTCAAAAAATAAAGATTTTATTATGAGTTTATATGATAATAATATAGATTATAATAGTATATATTATCATAATAAATATTATGATAATATAATATTTAAATCACATTTTAATAATATTTCATACAATAATATATTTTTATCCAAAAATATAATAAATAACCATAATAATGATACAAATAATAATGATACAAATAATAATGATACAAATAATAATGATATAAATAATATGAAAACGAATAAAAAAGATTGTGATATAATTGATAATAATATACTTTTATTAGGAGAATTAAATGATAAATCTTGTTTTGAATTAGTACAATTGTTAAATTCAAAAGAGTACGAATTAGTTAATAATAATATAGCTAAAAAAGATCAATATATAAATTTATTTATTCAAAGTCATGGCGGTTCATTACTTTCAACATTATCAGTGGTAGATGAAATAAAAAAATTAGAAATTCCATTATATACATATATAAGAGGTTATGCTGCTAGTTCAGCTACATTATTATCAATATTAGGAAATAAAAGATATATAACAGAAAATTCATTAATTATGATACATGGTCCTAAAGTATATGAAAGCAATAATGAAATGACTCTTTTAAAAATAAGAGATATAAATAAAAATATGAATTTATTTACTGATATTGTAAAAAAAATTTATTTAGAAAATTCGAATATCACAGAAGAAACATTAAACCAATTGTTTTATCACGATATATGGATGACGTCATTGGATGCGTTGAAATATGGATTAGTAGATGAAATATATTAAAAAAATAATTTTTAATTGAATATTAAAATTGATTTAAAAATTATTATTTGTAACATATTAAAACTATAAAAATGAAAAATTCTAAATCTGATAATAATAATATGTATGTTATTAAAAGAAATAACAAAAGAGAATTAATTTCATTTGATAAAATTTTAAAAAGGATAAAAGCAATGGGTAAAACCCAAAATTTATCTAACATTGCATATGCACAAATTACTATGAAAGTAATAGATCAATTATATGATAATATAAAAACACCGCTAATTGACGAGTTAACAGCACAACAAGCGGCATCTATGATTACATTACATCCTGAATATAGTTATTTAGCAAGTTCAATAAGTGTATCAAATTTACATAAAAACACACCAGATTCATTTCATGAAACAGTATCAATATTATATAATTTTTTGGATGTTAATAATAATAATTACAAATTAATTAGTGAAGAATTGTTTAATATTTCTGAAAATTACAAAGACATTATTGAAAGTTTCATTGATTATAAGCGTGATTATTTATTTGATTATTTTGGTTTTAAAACACTAGAAAGAGCATATTTAATAAAATGTAATAATGTTATTGTAGAACGACCTCAGCACATGTGGATGCGTGTTGCAATATGTATTCATAAAACCAATATGGATAAAGTAAAAGAAACATATGATTATATGTCTCAAAAATATTTTACACATGCTACACCAACATTATTCAATGCAGGAACGCCTAGACCACAATTGAGTTCGTGTTATTTAATTGCAATGGAAGACGATTCAATTGAAGGAATTTTTAATACATTAAAAGAATGTGCGTTAATTTCAAAATGGTCAGGTGGTATAGGCCTACATATTCATAATATAAGATCAAGTGGTTCACATATTAGAGGAACAAATGGAACATCAAATGGTTTAATTCCAATGTTAGGCGTATTTAATAAAACGGCGAGATATGTTGATCAAGGTGGAAAAAGAAATGGAAGTTTTGCAATTTATTTAGAACCAACACATCCAGATGTAGAAGATTTTTTAGATTTAAAAAAAAATCACGGAGACGAAGAAAGTAAAGCTCGTGATTTGTTTTATGCTTTATGGATAAGTGATTTATTTATGGAACGGGTAATGGGAAATAAAGAATGGTCTTTATTTTGTCCAAATAAAGTACCTGAATTGAATAATTTATACGGAGAAGAATACAAAAAATGTTATTTATTTAACGAAGAAAATAAAACATATGAAAAACAAATTAATGCCCGTGATTTATGGTTAAAAATTCTTGATTCGCAAATGGAAACAGGTACACCATATATATTATATAAAGATGCAGTAAATGAAAAATCAAATCAAAAAAATCTAGGAACTATTAAGTCATCGAATTTGTGTTCAGAGATTACAGAATACTCTGACGCAAAAGAAACAGCGGTATGCAATTTAGCATCTATTGGATTACCAATGTTTGTAAATAATAATAAAGAATTTGATTATGAAGAATTATATAAAGTTGTACAGATATTAGTAACAAATTTAAATAATATTATTGATATTAATTTTTATCCTACTAATAAAACAAAAATTAGTAATTTTAAACATCGCCCAATTGGTATTGGGGTTCAAGGATTAGCTGATACATTTTTCAAAATGAATTTAGCATTTACATCAGTTGAAGCAAAACAGGTTAATAAATTAATTTTTGAAACCATTTATTATGCAGCATGTGAGAAAAGTTTTGAAATTTCACATAATAGAAATACAATTATGAAAATATTAAAAACCCAATATGAATTATCAAATTGGTGTTTTAAGTCAGATAAAAATAATTTATCTGAAGAAGATAAAAAATATGATTTATGTACAGATTATATTGTAAATAATCATGAATTTGATAAGCATATTGGATTAACTGATATGTTAAATTCATACAAACCTTTAAGATTTGAAATTGAAAATTTAAATGATGATTATATGGGAGCGTACAGTTCATTTAAAGGTTCGCCAATAAGCGAAGGAAAGTTTCAATTTGATTTATGGAACGCAAAACCAACATCCGAACGCTATGATTGGACCAAACTAAGAGAAAATATAATCAAATATGGAATGAGAAATAGTTTATTAACAGCACCAATGCCAACAGCAAGTACAAGTCAAATTTTAGGAAATAATGAGTGTTTTGAACCAATTACAAGTAATATTTATACGAGGAGAACATTAGCTGGGGAATTTATGATGGTAAATAAATATTTGGTAGATGATTTAAATAAATTAAAATTATGGAATGAAAATGTGAAAAATAATATTATTAAAAACAAAGGAAGTATTAAATATATAGACAATATACCAGACGAAATTAAAGAAAAATATAAAATTGTTTGGGAAATGTCAATGAAAGATATAATTGATATGTCAAAAGATAGAGGTATTTATGTTTGTCAATCACAAAGTTTAAATTTATGGCAGGAAGATCCTGATCCCAAATCTTTAACAAATATGCATTTCTATTCATGGAAAGCTGGATTGAAAACAGGTATGTATTATTTACGAAGAAAACCAAAACATCAACCCCAGCAATTTACAATTGAACCAGATAATATTAAAAATAATGATGAAACAGAAGAAGAAGAATCAACTAAAGAATGCTTAATGTGTAGCGCATGAAATATATAATTATTCGATCAAAATATAACTATCATTTTTTTTAAATTTATATGCCAAATTATTTATAAATTTATGATAATTTTCAACAGTATAACATAAATTCATACCATAAATTGTTAGTTTGTATCTAAATAATTTATTATTTAATACATTCTTCCATTCGGTATAATCAAATCTATTTTGTTTATGATATGTATTTATATATAAATATTCTATATTTTTATTTTTTTTTAAATTTTTATTAACATCAATGTAAAATATGTTATATTTAAATTTATTAAATTTGTATATTATTATTTTTATTAAATATATAAAAAAATTTAAAAAACTAATATCTTTTTTTAATTCAAATAAATTATCATTTGTATTATTACTAATATCATTTGTATTATTACTAATATCATTTGTATTATTACTAATATCATTTATAGAAAAATCAAAATTTAAAAATTTATAGTTACCACTATCATTTATAATGTTATAACAATATGATATATCATAATTAGATATAATATCAAAATGATTTTTATTATTTTTACAATACTTATCTATATTATATATTTCGTTTTCGTCTATTGCATTATCTAATACTAATAGTTCATAATCATTTAATTTATTATTTTTAAATATATCTAAAAATGGACTATTAACTAGTAATGAACCATCTATAAAAGTATAATTACTTGATATATCATAATAAGGAGTAAAAACACCTGGTATACAACATGACATATATATGCAATCTACTATTTTATAATTAGGAAAATCTATATGATTAAAAACAACAGTTTCTAATGTATTAACTTTTGTAGTATATATATTGAAAGTAATATTTGTAATATTATATAATTCTAGTAATGTAGATTCAGATGATAAATTTTTATATTTTAATAATGGCTCTAATGTTTTTAAAAACAATTCAATATCTCGTAATCCTTTTTTATAGTATAAGTTAAGTATATCACTTTTAGATATATTAAATACTTCATCCCATGGTCTATTAAATACAAAATTGTCTAATATTTCATAATCAATATTTAATAACAATAATAGACCATTCATTGCTCCAGCAGATGTAGCATTAATAACTTCAATATCTTTATAATTAATTATTTTTTTTTTTGATAAATATTTTAAAATTCCATATGTTACAAATACTTGTGGAAATCCTCCACCCGGAATAGACAAATATTTAATAGTCATAATAAATAATATATTAATTAGTTTTATTTTTAAAATATTATTTAATTATATTATTATTAATTATATAATATTTTAAAAATGAATTTTATGGGTTTAAATGATCAAGAAGCTAGCAAAATGAATATTGATGAATTATATTCAAAAAAACAAGAAAGAAATTTGAACACAGTAAAAAATTATAATAAAATATTAAATAGAATTCATACTAAAATTAAGTATACTGCTAATAATACATCAGATAATCATTGTTGGTATATTATTCCAGAAATTTTAATTGGAATTCCAGTATATAATTCGTTAGATTGTACATGTTATATTTTAAATAAATTGAAAGAAAATGGGTTTATCATAAATTATACATTTCCTAATTTATTATTTATATGTTGGAATCATTGGATTCCTACATATGTTAGAAATGAAATTAAAAAAAAAACTGGCAAAATAGTTAATGAAAAAGGAGAGATATTAAATAATACAAATGATACTACTAATGATAATATATTTAACATAAATTACAATAATAATAGTAATAATACTAATACTAATAATAGTATTAGTAATAGTAATAGTAATAATATTTTTGATAATATTAACAATATTAATAATAATAATAATAATATTAATAATAATAATAATATTAATAATAATAATAATAATATTAATAATAATAATAATAATAATAATAATAATAATAATAATAATAATAATAATAATAATAATATTTTTGATAATATAAAAAAAAATAATGAAACTTATGACAAGTATGAAAGTAAAGAAATTAAACAATCTGAAAATCAATATAAAAATATAAATTCATATAAACCATCTGGATCTATTATTTATAATAACAGTTTACTGGAAAAATTAGTAATATAGTTTTAAAAATTATATTAAACAGATTTATTATTAATAGGATCAATAAGCAGAAGTGCTTTTCCCCATATAAGTGTTGTTATTAACCATCCAACAAATAAAGCATATATTTGTAATTTATCTATAGTAAATTTCGCTTTACCTTTATTTTTATTTTTTGATACCAAAGGATTTATAATTAATAATAATTTCAACCATACTAATGTAGATGCTAAATAACCTAATATTAATGCTATCCATTGATTTTTAGATATAGAATTAAACGTTTTGGTGAAATGACTAGACATTTATATATTATTGTTATATTTTTTTAAAATAATATTTGGAATTAAAATATCTTTTTTATCATATAATTTTTTATAACATTTATTAATGGTGACTTCAGATATATTAGATACATTATTAATATCTAATTTTGTAATATTCAAATTACATACATCTGACACAAAGAATATAATTCCACCTGCTATTGAATGTGGTGTATTTTCTGGGATCATATTTTTGTTTTCAATAATATTAGCAATAAATTTGCATAATTTTGTTAGTTCACTGTTGATATTCAATTTACTACAATATCTTTCAATAAATGATAATGGCGTTGTTTTTAATAACTTAATTTTTTTTTTGAGATTGTCATTGTCAATGGGTTGATTTTTACGATTAGTTTTATCTTTATTTGATACATTATTGCACGTATTGTTATCATCATCATCATCATCATCATCATCATTATTATTACTATAATTATTTTCTATTTCATTAATAATGGATAGTGCATTTTTGCAACCTTTAGTAGCACTTGTATTATCTAAATTAAAAATTGTAGCAATTTCTTTGGGTGTTCTGGGATAATTATTTACTCTACAAGATATATAAACTGATGCTGCAATTATACTATCTCTATTCAATCCTCTAAAGGTTTTTGCATCTGAAATTTTTTTATGAAATTTAGTAGCCTCATCTATAATCATTTTAGGTAATCCAGCATTTTGTGAAATAACAGTAATTCTTAAAAATTCATCATACTGTGATTTTTCTTTGTATGGCATAGCTTGCCATTCTGTATATCTTCTGATTTTATGCATTTCATAAGTTGATTTACTAGCACATAATACTTTACAGCTATGAGATGAATCTTTTAGTAACGGATTGATTGGCATACCACATCTCGTTGGATCGTTATTATTATTATCATCTGCACCATAGAAACGCCATTCAGCACTTTGATCTATTTGATTTCTCAAAATATAAGCACATTTTTTATTAGAACAAACATAAAACCCTTCATCTCCTAGTAGTTGTTCAGAATTACATTTAATACAAATTTTACTGTTAGTTTTGTTTTCTATATTAAATTTTTTTTTATTTTCTATTTTTTCTTCATCAATTAAATTCCATATAGCCGATAGGTCTCTATCGTATATCATATAATCTATATATTATCTAAAATTATAAATAATTTTTATTTCAATTTTAAATAATATATATTTCAAAATATATATTAAAATTAAATATATTTAAAATATAATGGGCGCTAGTAATAGTAAAATTAATGAAACTTCTCCAGAAGATATAAATAAAAAATTTATTTCATTATTAAAAAATTCGGATTTAGCATGTAATTATTTAACAAAATATATAGAAGAAGAAAAAAAACATACAGAATTGCGAAAAAATTTAGACAATTTTGAAAACTTTGAAATGAGTTGTGATAATTTTGTTGTATTAACTGAAAAAATATTAAAAAAACATTTCAAAAAAATTAAATTAAATAATATTAATCAATTAGATTATAAAGTTGATTCTGATAGCATAAATAAAATTTTTTATTTAAGTGCAGAAAATTATGATAAAATATCTAAAGAAAAAATGAAAAATATTACAAAAATTATCAGTAAATACTATATATTTATATATTTTATTATCAAAAATATTTTTAAAAATATTAATACAGATCCTAATTTAAAATTCATGAATATATCAGATAGTCAACAAACGGATAATCAAGATTATAATTTAACTGGTGGATCTGTAGCATCATCTATTCAAAAATTTTTATCAAATATATCTGATAAAAAAAGTTCAAGTTTAGAAAAAAAAGATACAAATTCTTCAAATAATAATAATAATGATAATAATGATACTGAATTATCAGAAAAAAATAAAACTAATTCTCTTTTAAGTGTTTTTGATTTTAAACCTAATTATGTAACAAAATCACAAGAAAATAAAGAACCCATTCTATCAGATAACATATCACAAGAAAATAAAGAACCCATTCTATCAGATAACATATCACAAGAAAATAAAGAACCCATTCTAGCAGATAACATATCACAAGAAAATAAAGAATCCATTCTATCAGATAAAATATCACAAGAAAATAAAGAATCCATTCTATCAGATAAAATATTTGATAAAAAGTCCAATACATTATCTAATAATTCTAATTTATTATTAGAAAAACAAACTTCATCAAATAATAGGTTTGATATAACCAATCATCATAATTTATCTACAATCAACTCATTATTTGTATATATACAAAGTGTTAACAATCCCGAAAAAAATACAATAGATAATTTATCTGAATTTTTTTCTAAATCTGATAACTTAATAAATGAATTATCTAACTATGATATACTAACCTATTTTATTTACATAATGAATGACAAAAAATATAAAGAATCTAAAGAATTATTTCAAAAAAATAATGACAAACTATTTTTTAAAGTTGACAAATATTTCAAAAAAATATACAATAAACAATGCACCGATATAGATATTGATCATTTTGATAATTTAAAAATTAAATACGATGTTTTTTTATATAAATTTGAATTTATCAGTAATTATTTAATTGAAAATAAAGAAAAATTTAAACATATTTTTGATAATAAAAATTTATTAGAAAATATAGATGGTATATTAAAAACATTGAAAACTAAATTAGAAAAAAAAAATAAAAAATTATATGCTTATTTTGATAAAATAATTTTAGAACAAGATTTATTTGATTTTAATGATTCTAATGATTCTGCTTTAGAAACAGATCATAATAAAGCTTCTGAATTTGATAAAAGTTTAGTTGGTGTACAATATGAAGATTCGTCTGATGATGAAAAATTATCTAATGAAGATCCGAAATCTACCACTTATAGTTCTAATAAAAAAACAATCAATGTTTTGAATGAACAACTATCATTTAATGATTTACACGAAATTTATATTGATAATGTTTATATAACATTGAAAAAAATTACCTTATTTTTGTATTATTTAAATGATATATATAATAAATTAATTGTTGAAATTAAAAAAGAGGTTGACGATATAGATACGCAATGCAGAGATTATTATTTGAAAAAAAATAAATCTTTAGACGAAAATATGTCTGATAATTTTGAAGAAAAAGAACCAGAACCAGAACAAGAAGAAGCAGAACAATCAGAAAATAATGAAGGCGAAGAACATGCTGAACAAGAAGAACAAGCAGAAAATGATGAAGGCGAAGAACATGCTGAACAAGAAGAACAATCAGAAAATGATGAAGACAAAGAACAATCAGAAAATGATGAATACAAAGAACAAGCAGAAAATGATGAAGACGAAGAACATGCAGAACAAGAAGAACAAGAAGAACAATCAGATAATGATGAACACGAAGAACATGCAGAACAAGAAGAACAAGCAGAAAATGATGAACGCGAAGAACAATCAGACCAAGAAGAACAAGCAGAAAATGATGAAGACAATGTACAAACAAAACAAGAAAAACAATCCGGTGAAACGATAGACGATAATGATAAAACACTAGAAGATAATGATGTAACACAACAACAAGAACAAAAACAATCAAGTAACAGTATTTTAAATAGTATTTTGAATCTTACTAACAATTCAAGTAAAAAAATACATAATTCAAATACATCCAATAGAACAAAAAAAAAAAAAATATAGCATTAAATATTTTTGTATAATACAATATATATTGAATACTGTATCAAAATATAAAAG